TTAAATATATCACTCAACATTAATTGCTTGGATTCTCCTGCACTCTTCTTTGTTTTCCTTGGGGGTTTAGCTCGCATGAGAAGTTCTCCAAAAATCTCATCTTTTACATGTTCGAACAATGGCTCGAGTAAATCACATACAGGATTTAAGAACTTGTTAAGGAAGTAATACGGATAGTCCACGGGGAGTTTATTCTCTCGAGCGTACACCGGATCTTCGGATTTCTCAAATGCACGAGCTTTGGGATCGCCGGTGTTAATGAGAATGTACGGAACCCTGTCTCCGGACTGTGGCTCGGATCCGGGTTGACGCTCCCTCATCTTTCGGACAACCTGTACATGAGCTTGATTAATGTCGACAATTTCATCTCCAGTGATCGACACACTCTTCCCTTTCACTTTATACGAGTCGGATAGAGATTGACTCAGAATAAGTTTTTCGTTGGGTACATCTCCCTCAAGTAGTTCCACAGCTCGTTTCCGAGCGAGAGCCTTGGGTGCATCCGTACCACTACTGTCGAGGACTACATCTAGTAGTTCTTTACACACTTCTCTCACGTGTGGAGTGTTGTCCCGGCGAACGAGTTGCAAACCCTTTACATCAATATAGTCCATATTCATATTTCCATCCTTAGCTTTGGTCCAAAGTTTTGCAGCATACCGCTTCTTGCTGTAAAGAAAATATGGACAATAAACCTTCTCAAGCTCTAGATTATTCGGAGCTTTAAACAACTTTGTACATTCGGATGCGGCACGCTCCCCAAGCTCCCAACTGTACTCGATAGCTTCCTTTCCAGTTCTACCTTGTACGTCGAATTCCACCATCACAGAGTCCGTATCTCCATATCTTACTTTGGATCCGGGAAAGTTCTTCTCCACATAGTTCTTCGTGTCGTCAATCATATTTCTACCCTTCATCGTAGTCGTGGAAGCGATAGCGACACATGGGAGGATTCCCTTGGACGCACCAGTGAATCCATACACAGAATTCATACTGATTTTATAGGCAAGCTGTTTACCATTAAACATCTGCTTTAATGCACCTGTCGCCTTAGCCATATCCTTCTTCGCTTGCTTTCTAAACGCCTTGAGTTCTATCAAAATACTAGGCAAAATGCTTGGAACATCTTGTGCGAATGTATGATCTCCGAAGGTTTCATATTCAACTCCAGGTATATTCTTGTATTTGGGATCCATAACGAGTGTTGAATAACATAGATTGTGCGCCATCATGATTGAAGGATATAGACCTTCAAAGTCTAGGGCTGTAATAGGAGTGTAATACGCTCCAGACTGTGCCTCGAGTACAGTAGCTCCGACATATCCAGTGTTATCTGTATGACCATATTCATATGTAGGAACTTTAAACCCCATCTCACGAGCCTTTTTAGTCAACTGACTAAATACCTTAATCTGCTGACCTCTTTCTACGAGATACGACAGGGGTACCCAAGTAGCTTTCGCCATCTCCAATAAGTTGACGAATGTACACAATTTATCCACAAGTCTGTGAGGTAATAGTGTATCCTTAATACAATATTCGGCAACCTCCCTTAATTTTACGGGGTCTTCTTCTTCAAATCGACGAAACATTTCCTTAGGTGCCATATCTATCTTGTTATCTCCAAGATACAGTTTTGAAACATTATCAAGTTTGTATGAATCCAGTTTATATTCACGTTTCACTTCATGGAATAGATCAAAAATAAATCTACCGGGCATGGGTACGAGCTTCAACTCATTATCACCCAATGCACTCGAAGAGAGTTTCTTCCTAGAAAGCTCGCACGTATAATTCTTGAGTTTACTCATTTGAAAAAACACGAGAGGGCAAACATTATAAATACCGCGTTCCATGATATATTCCAAATCAAAACCAAAGATGTTCCATCCCGTGATAATATCAACATCCTTTTCGCGCAAATATTCACTAAAAGCCATCAACATATCCTTTTCTGTTTTGTACGATTTGATAATCGAACCTTCCAGATTAGAATCAGTTTGCTTATAACAAAAACAAATTTTCTCAAATGGTTCGGTATCACCAAACTTCATCAGGGACATTGCAATCTGAAAACATGCATCACCAGGAATCTGTGGATCCGGAAATTTACCAGTTGAACTATGACATTCGATATCCAATGAAGCCGTAACAAAAGGTGCTGCATCTGTTGTTTCGTATGGTTTCAGTTTTTTCCAAGATGCACAGTATAGATCAATGTCCACCAATGCATGAGAAGCTCGTATGCAGGAATCTTCGGTGTCTACCCATCCAGTAGACTGTATACCTGTCCTATGCATAAATCGCAAAACGGGATCCAAGTTAGCTTCGTACAGTCGCAGGGAACTTACAGCTTCTGTTTTAGTTACATCCTTTTTAGACCGTTCAAAAACACCGCGCAAGTATTCGACACGCTTATTCGCAGCAAGTCTTTCGTGTTCTTCAGAAAGAGTTCTAGCATGATCCTCAGCCAATGTAACATCACATTCCTTTTGTTTCATTTGAGCTATAGCCTTTTTAAGAGCGTCTTTGTTTGTCTTTCTCAGTTTATTACTAATAAAGCGTCTGGACATTAGGTTGTTACATGTAACCTGAATGAAAGATCTGTGTTCACCATTCTGGAAACCTTCCATATCCTTCGCTCTAACCACGTCACAGCGAACGATATCTGGACATGTATCCGTCACGTGTACAATTGTATCCGCTGCATTTCTATTAGCAGGAACTTTCAGGAAGAAGTATGGTTTAAAGGGTGTGGTCACACACACGGATTTTCCCTCCATAGTTTTTCCGAACATCCTGATAATATGCTGGTCATCTTCGTCACGTGCATCCCATGTTAAAACATGGAACTTTACCATACTTCGTTATAGCGGTAAATTTTTAATATCATATACTAATAAATGTCAGCTGCTTTGATTGACCTCGTGTCAAAGGGAGCCCAGGATGTATACATTACTGGCTCGCCTCAAGTTTCATTTTTCCACCAAAACTATAAACGTCACACGAATTTTTCGATCAAGCCTGAACGTCTTGATTTTGTGGGTACATTTGGGGCCGGTAACGAGATAGTTATTCCTCTCCGAACCAAGGGTGATCTTTTAAGTTATATCTGGGTCGAAGGCCCCGAGATTGCCGCCACCGACGCTAACACCAGTGGATTCTTTAGCAGGGATGATTCCAGTACGACCGAGTTTTCTTTATGGATCGGTGGTCAAGAGGTTACTCGCCTCGATTCGTTATTCATCCAGGGTGTGCACAACTTACTGTATAAGCAAGATCAGGCTAAGGCGTCTTGCGCGGTAACTCTAGATGAGATTCCAGAAAATGCGTTTGGAACCACTACTGGCGGATGTGATCATTACGTCATACCGTTCTTCTTCTCTGAGGATTGGACCAAGTCTCTTCCTCTCACTGCGCTTCAATTCCATCAGGTTGAATTACGCATTCGTTGCAGGTCTGGTATGACTCGCCCGGGTCTTGCCGCCCCCAAGGTTTACGGTACATACGTGTACTTAGATACCGATGAACGAGAGCTTGTCGTCAAGCAGGATCATGAAATCCTCATTACCCAGACTCAATTCCAACCCATGACTTCTAGCGATACCGACATTGACCTTACTTATTTCAACCATCCTTGTAAGGCTATTCACGTTGTCTCTTCCGCGGCTGATAACAGCCAATGGGATACCAACTTCACGTTCGACACTTCCACTTTATATATCAACGGTACTCCTCTTTTCGAAGAGATGAGCGCGATTTATCATCACAACGTTGTTCCCGAGATGCATTGCACGGCGCTTCCTCCAGCCGCTCTAAGCACTGTTGCTACTTTCACGTGGCCGTTCTGTTTAACTCTCAACCGTTCGCAGCCCAACGGTTCCCTTAACTTCTCTCGCATTGATAGCGCTAAATTGACGCTCAATGGTGGTACCAGGTCTGGTACTCTTGTACGTGTCTATACAGTCAATTACAATGTGCTCAAGATAAAAGACGGTATGGGCGGAGTTGCTTTTGGTAACTAAATACTCATACATTGTTTTTTTAATTATAATTAACCAGATGATCCAAAACCACGGTTTCCGCGCTCGGTATCATCGATTTCCAGTACTTCTTCGATAGGAGGAAGTTCACACTTTTCCATAATGAGTTGGGCAATCTTATCACCCTTTTTAATTTCAAATTGTTGACCACCCTGATTAAACAGGATCACCTTGAGCTCACCGGTGTAATCAGGATCAATCACACCCGCTCCAGTTTGGATACCGAATTTTACGGCTAGGCCAGAACGGGGGGCAATTCTACCGTAACATCCCATTGGGATAGTAGCTGCAATACCAGTACTTACGATACCCCTTTCCAGTGGGGGAATGAACATGTCGATAGTACTGTATAGATCATAACCGACGGATCCAGGAGAGGCGCGTGTAGGAATAATAGCATCGTCTGATAGCTTCTTGATAAGGAGCTTCATCTAATATAAGTATGTTCAAAATCTTTATGTATGCTAATATATATGGATGAACGTATAATTGGTATCATTCTACTGATTCTATTGGTCATACTTTTTCAAGTATTATGGTTTGAATCAGATGTTGACTTCTTAGATAGAACCGTAGGAGCTAAGAAATTAGTCGATAAACGTAGTAAACATCAAAGAATCCGTGTTTTAGATTATAAACCTAATGAGTATGGTCTTACTAAATGTATGTTGTTAGATAACGAAATCCAATTATGTGAAGGAGAAGAAAAGGTTTATCACGAAATGATAACACATTTTCCAGCCTATTATGTGAAAAATCTGCGTCACGTTATCATAGTAGGTGGGGGTGATCTCATGGCGTTAAGGGAGATTATGAGGTATAAGAGCATACAAAGTGTTACTGTGCTCGAATTGGATAATGATGTCGTTACCACAAGTAAGAAATACTTTAAAGTGAAGTCATATGAGAACGACCCCAGGGTTTCTATTAAAATAGGAGATGCATCTAAAACTATTCACGAACTGTCTAATGAAAAATATGACTTAATTATCATAGATTCAACCGAAGACGGCGAAATTAATTCTCCAATAGAAACTGGTAATTTTTTTGAAACGTGCAAAAGAAAATTAACTCCGCGTGGGATATTAATAAAAAACGGATACGTAGACAAAAATGCTTGGACGAGTGACCTCGAAAAGGTCAAACAAATACGCACAAATTTACAAAAGACATTTCAACATGTCATACCGTATTACGGAAAAATGTATATTTACGGAGATAATAAATACGGATTCTTTATGTGTTCCGACTATAATCACAGTCGTATGCGCAACGATGAACTACCATCCTTTAAACACCGACTAAGATATTACAATCACACTAAACAAAATAAATATATAGGCTCATTATAGGATGTATATCAGGGGACCTACCGTAGTTGTACTGGCTATAGCTCTTGTTGTAATCATCAAACTTCACTTAATGTACAAACCAACCCATGTTGGGGTTCATTATATAGTGGATGTTAATAATGTACCAGGTGAATTGGTACATGATCATCAGGCACTTTTACGTATTTGTGAAGGCACTTTGCAATATTCCAAGTCAACCGTGTTAAATAAGATGATGCACGAATTTAAACCCCAAGGAATGACGATTATATATTTACTCGCAGAGAGTCACTTTTCCATGCATACGTGGCCCGAGCATAAAAAAATACGCATGGATTTCTTTTCGTGTACGAATGAGAAGCAGTGTACAAGAGCTTGTGAATATTTGAAACAAGCATTTGGTAATGCGTATGTTTCTGTTAAAAAGTTGTATCGGTAAAATTTCCGAATACATAAGGTTCTAACACACTTTCATCCCTCATTGCGAAATGTGCGGCTAACATGATGTTAGCTATAAACGACAATCCAAATGCAAGCTTCAAGCCATAATACTGCTTCAGTTTAAACCTATATTCTTCAAACTGAAGTCGTGTTTTGTGGTCCCTATTTATCATGAGATCTTTGAAATACGACAAATCTTCTATGATTTGGTCAAGTGAATCCATCATATTTCCATTAGTTTCTTCGTCTTTAAGTACTTGCTAGGTTCGTACATGTTAATCTTACTCCATTTACATCTTTTCCGCGTCTCGATAGATGATCTCTACATATAAACGTATCATAATGAGTCATCTTTCTATCTTCGAAAATGGGAACATTATTTAACGTGAGTGTTACGTAAACAGTTTTTTTGGGTATAGGAAATTCTATAATATCCGGTAACTTACCCGGGATCAGGGGTGCGAGTCTTGCGATATTTGGATCAGATGTCTTTTCTTCTATATCAGCTTCAAACGCGACATTACCCGATCCACCTGGACTAGGAATACAACATTCAAACCTAAAAAATTTCAAGAAACACGAAGGTGGAACAGTTTTTATCATAAATTTTGCTCGTTCATCCGTGAGATTGATAAACTTTAATCTATTTCTTTTCTGTGTATCTTTTGGGAAAAATTCGGATGGTCCAGGTACATACGTTGGATTGTCTATTCTATCTTTCAAAGCAGCTGCAATAAGATGTTTTGATGATAAATCTTTCCAGCTTACCGCACCTGGTATGAGAGGTGTCGTTGGTGGTGGTGATACGTCCGTTTTGGGTGGAACTAAAGATTGTGTTATAGGCATAACGACTGATATTATTAGAGCACAACCAATTGCTACTAACGCTTGCATCTTAACATTTATACAGATTTAAAACCCATAATCGAGTTCGATGTACGCTTCAGCTTGCTCCGCTAACGTTGGTTTTTTCTTTATCTCCTGTTTCTTTTTTTCTTCCTTCTGATCCTTCTCAAACGCGCTAGACAAAAGTTCCCTGAGCTGCTGTTCACCTGGGAAATCATATTTGGAATCCTTCGCGAGGAATAATGCATGAAATATAACGACAACCCAAGCAACTAAGAATGAAATTACAATCGTCCTGGCAATGGTTGGTTTCTTAAAAAACTTCATATATAGTTTATGTATATTTTTATTCGTATTAAAAACTAAGTGGTATATAAGAGTATGATTGAGATATATACAGATGGAAGCTGTTTGGGAAATCCTGGACCCGGAGGATGGGGTGTGATTTCATCTGATTTCAGATTAACCGGAGGATCTCGTGAGACGACAAATAATATTATGGAGATGACTGCACTCATTAAGGGGCTCCAAGAGTGTAAGAAACGTGGTATCGATGAAGTGCGTATTTTTACAGATAGTAATTATGCGAAAAACGGAATCACTTCATGGATCAAGAACTGGAAACGTAATGGATGGATCACAGCATCTGGGACCCAAGTAAAAAATAAAGAATTATGGAAAACTCTTGATATGGTCGTTCAGTCTATAAAAATTGTAGAGTGGCGTTGGGTAAAGGCGCACAATGGAAATTATCAGAACGAACTCGTCGATAAATTAGCGCGTTCGACTGCACAAGAATTTCAGAATAATCTGAGCATAACATAAGCACAGGCCATGTCTGAAAAAACTTCATTAGATGAACAGGTAAGTTGTTTGTGGTGCGAAAAACAAGAAAAACTATTAGTTCGATGGGCCGAAAAGGGGGCGGGGTATCGCTGGCTCCATAACCACTCTCGTCTTTTTTATAAAAAACAGAATGACTGGCTCGCGTATCCGTCTATCGTGATAGCCTCTATCACGGGTGTAGGTGGTTTTGCTGTATTAAATCCGAGTGGTAATGATGGAGTAAGTAGTGAGACGAAAACTCGTATAATGATCATCCAATATTTCTTTGCCTTCCTAAATGTTTTGGCGGGAATTTTGACGAGTATATCCAAATTCAGTCAGGCTTTAAGCTTATCGGAAGCACATTCTGCCATGTGTGTACAATGGTCGAAGTTCTATAGGAATATAGATATGGAGTTATCATTGGACGTTAAACATCGGGTTCCCGTGGTGGAGTTCATGATGAAGTGCAGAGAGGAATATGATCGACTGTTGGACGAGGCACCGGATATTCCATCAGTTTCTATACAGGCATTTCAAGTTCAGTTTCCTGATAAACCTAATAAACCAGACGTGTGCAATGGGCTCAGTATCGTTGTGAACGATGAAACAAATTCTGTTATCGCTTCAAAACGAGCTGTTAATAGATGGTTAGGTGCTTTTTCAAATATAACACAGAGAAGGAAAAGTAAAGACATGTCTTACCAAGATGACGAACTTAACAGGGTAGATTCTGTATGATCTCTTTGGTCTTGTCGTACATCTTCTCATAGTACCTGTTTGTAAATCCTTTCTTCAATCGTCCATTCTCGATCACGTTCGATTTAAGAGAGTCCCACAGTTCGAGGCGTTTCTCGAGAAATGCTTTGAACTTTTCGGGATCACTAGAAGACTTATACCGAATCTTTTCACTGTTCATAGCCTTCTCAATTGCGCGCTTTTTTTGCTCGTTGTACATTTTGAGCCGTTCACCGTATGGTACAGACGTAAACGTTGCATCCTCTTTCTTTTGCATTTATACTACGTACGCTCCATAACTTTAATATCCATATCTAAGAACTCTTGTAGTTACTCCGGGATATTGTCTAGAGAAATACATCTTAGCACCCCAATCACTATGTCCGATCGTGCTAGGACCCGATCTATCTATTTTCATATACTTACGCAAATCTTTGTAGTACACACGGGCTCCTTGGGCTATTATGTCTTCGTGCTTTAAATCCACGTGATTATCTATAGGAAAGAAGTGTTTGTAATACTTACGCATGTTGTCCACATGAATTAAGTAACACTTCATGCTCGTTATCCATTTTACACGTTCTAAACCCTTATCACTTCCCTCCGGGTATCTAGAAAGACAATGGAAGAAGCAAATTTCAAAATCATCGCCCATAACGTCTATCACACTCTGAATCTGATCAAACAATTCTGGACTCCTGATAATAACGTTATCCTCAAATACAAGAGCATATTTTAGACCCTGTGAAAATGCTCGTTTGTAACATTCCATATGCCCCATATAACATCCTATAGCTCCCATATCGAAATACGTGATATCAGGTCGAATTTCGGTCGTTCTATAATGTAATTTGAGCGCCTCATTATAATATTCGTTCTTCACTAAGTGTTTGAACTTTTCAGCATTCTCTACTATCTTCGTGTCCGTTCCATATACCGTTTCTATGGGTATGGATTTATCATACTGTCTAAAAAACTTCTTTTGTCTCCTGTGAGATGTTGGTAATGTGAGAAGGAAGCACTTATAATCGACCCTTTTTCTTCTTATCATCACCATATACAGAAGTATCAGGACAGTGATCAACAGAAAGTATGTCAGCCACATTTAATATATATGCATATAATAAATGTTCATTCCATTTCTTATGCTTATGACGACCATATTTTATGGTTTCGTCTATAAACTAATGTTCAAAAAGGAAGACTTCGGATTTACAGATAGTGGTTTAGATCCGTGGTATTTTGCATTTACAACAATGTCGACGGTTGGATACGGTGACATGGCCCCTAAAACAAACGCCGCCAAATTAGTCGTTATGTCTCAGCAAGCTTTCCTTATCATGGAAGGTTTAGCGGGTGCGTTTCTCTTACTTGCTAATAAAAAGAATGCTAACTTCAAAAATGTAAAAGTCGTTTAAAAATATGAAGATATAATAATTCATGAGCGCTTTAAGACGTATTGCTTCTTTGCATAACCAGATACGACCGCACGCAGCAGCTATAGCGGTCAATGAACGAATATTGTTTCCGGAAAGTGAAAAGTCGGCAGCACCCCTAATGGATGACCCGCGCGAACTAGATCTATACGAAGCACCCCTATATCCTAATAGTTTTTCAATGTCTGTAAACGTAAATCACGATGAACAATTTATTCACTTGAAGACGCAATCTATGTCCGATTTTGAAAGACTGACTATTTACATAAAAAACAAAACGAGACTAAGAACGTTATACCCTAACTATATTATTCAGGAGCTTCACACTTAAAAAGAATGTAACATATCACTATATGTGTTTCGACTTTTTATTTAGAAAAAAGTATAACCCCTTATATAACTCGTATACACGAAATTTTGTGTGTTCGTGTGATCTATGTGGGAGCCAATTTAACAATATGAAAGATCTCATTACACATCTAGGTGGTCATACGACTACAGAAATTAATAAAGTCTTAAGGGCTAATTATGGTATCGTCAGATGTCATAAGTGTTGGTACTCGTTTCGAACCGTCAAAGATATGAGTGAGCATACATGCGCACAGTTTGAGTCCCACGGTGTTATACAAAATCTTACTCCCGTTGGTAGTGCAGATAGTATTGAATCGGTGCTTATTCGTGAAGATTCTCCGGTTTAGGTTTGACCGTCCAATTACCATTCATGAGAGATTCACGAATTTCCCAGTCTGTGAGCTTCACGGTTCTCATAGGGGGAGTAACGAGTGCCCCCTCATTTACCACTCTACAGTGGTATCCTCCAACCCTACATGCATGATCGAGTTCGTATCTCGACGCAAATTGGATATACGGTGAATAAGAATCCATCTCAGCTTCTAGAAGCGTTTTATATCTAAACGCATCATCGAATGTCAGGAAAGCGACAATAAAATGTTGAGGGATGTCGTTTTCATCTCTATCCGTAACGGAATAAATTCCTTCTTCATGTCCCACCTTGTGAAACGCGAGGACATGAAAAAGATCATGACCAGAAACCTTTTCGAGTGTCTTGCTGTTGTCGTAATCGAGCGCGTAATAACTTTTAGTGACCACCTTTTTCGCTCTGGGCTTGAAGCGAATGGGTCTAGGTTGAAAGGCGGGTTGTCTGAGTGCAAACATTTTAAGATGTATGCATATATTTTATGTGCGACTTAGGTGCTTAAAAGAAATATCAACTATATATTCATGAATCTCGAACCATACGAGAGACGTCTCTATTCTCAAAATGGGGAAGATGGTATTTTACAAAAACTAATTCGTCTTCTTTATCAAGATTATACGCGTAAATATTACGTTGAATTCGGCGTCGAAAATGGTTCTGAATGTAACACGAGACTATTGAGAGAATTGTGTGGATGGACTGGTCTACAAATGGACGGAGGTAATGAACAATTACGTATAAATTTAAGACGAGAGAAGGTCACGCGTGAAAATGTCGTAGATTTGTTTCGCAAATATAACGTTCCCAATCATATTAATTGTTTATCAGTTGATATAGACTATAACGACTTTTATTGTCTGGGAAAAGTGTTAGAACATTACACGTGCGATATCATCGTATGCGAATATAATGCATCCATTCCTCCACACGAAGATAAAGTTGTTCCATATGATCCTAGTAAAACGTGGGATGGGACAAACTATTTCGGAACTTCCCTACTATCTCTTACTAAATTGTGTAATAACCATAACTACACCCTAGTATATTGCGAAAGATGTGGAGTGAACGCATTTTTCGTGAGAACAGACTTACTTCACGAAAGAAACGTAGAGATTTTAAACGTGGATAATGTAGATAAAGTATTTAAATCTGTTAACTATGGGGGGTTTTTAAATCCTAACGCCGGGTTAGGTACGGGTCATGTATGCGACCATCTTAATCGTCAATATATAACGTACGATGAGGCGCGTTCATTATATCTCTAATCATTCTTTTCATTCTTTTCAAAGGCCTCATCACCGAACGTATCTTGAAGCAGTTGCAGCATTTCTTCGGACGTTTTAAGCGTCGACTGAGATGAACGCAAATTCCATTTAGCCATTCTCTCGAGCTTGGCGTTCACGCGCTTATACCGTTCGATCTCAATTTCCATTTGACGAATTCTCTCAGCTCCCTTACTGAGAGCCCTATTTGCGATCTCTTCCTGCGAGGGGTGTGCATACATATGCTGACGCCAGTGTCGAGTACGCCTCTTCTTCGTTTCGGTAGAGATGGGCACGCGAGAGGGTATTTGGGTACAGGTAATGGTAAACATTTTATATGTATTCAACGGCTCTACGCTTTAATACTGATTACGCTGCACCCACTCTTGCATTTTTCCTACGCTCCAAATGAGACTCATGATGGCCGCTCCGTTTTTGAAAGTCTCATTTAGGGTGTTCATGTTTGTATGTTTTTTGATATATTGGAGGTTTACTTAAGTCCCAATTCTCTCCATATAGTCGCACGAGCATTTATCAATTTTCTAGAAGCACTCGAATTATTTCGCTGCCCCTCGTCCAATAAATTTCTTATAATTCTTAATTCTTCGCTGTCTAGACTATTTTTATATGTTCTACTTAATTTTTCCACTATCTTCATGACGTTATCGACGGAACCGACCAGCTTTACAGCCGAATTTTTATAGAGCCGAGATAATAAGCTCGTCATGTTTTGCCTCGTCGTCTGTAATGCAAATGTCTTCTTAAAATCTAACTTTCTCGTGCTATTACTCTTAAACGACTGAGCTATCAACTTTAACACGTCAATCTCCGCGGTACCCTCCCCGAATATATACCTGAAATTCTGGAAAAAGTAATTTCCGTCTATATTCTCATCACCGTCATTCTCTATCTTTTGGGGTACACCGTTGCCATCAAAATATATAGCTTCGTACTTAGATTTATCCAATAGCGTATACATCTCCGAATAGTCAAAAGCCGACTTGTTTAACGTGTACGCTTCTATCATCGTTTCTATCATAGAGTTTGTGTTAGCTATAGCGTTCGTTCTCATCTGACCGTGTTTACCCTTTTTGTTATGACCGGCGTTTTCCAGTCCACAGTGAATACCTCCGTGACGCCACGCCGTGTTGCATCGGTTTATTTCAAATAAATAGTTCTGAAGATCTGCTGGTGGCATAAGTAAAGCGGGTTCCTGTCGTATGATGACCTTATCACCTTTACCACGGAAGTTATGTTTACCGACAGTTGGACTTCTCGCGAACGTCATACCATTTTTACGCAGTAGCATCGCATCTGCAAAATATAACACACTCGGTAACGATAAAGGTCTACCCGTGTACGTACTCGATTTAACTTCATCCGAACCTAAATAATGTGACAGCATAGATTGCGGTTGCACGTGGTGTCGAGGTCCTATACCCGTCGCGTTAACCATATTTTTAGGGTAATACCGTCTATTTCTACTTCTCATGAGTTCAAGAATTTTTAGCGAGTTATTGGTCGGCATAGCAGACGCTTTGAACAGTTGTCTCAGTTGTTTATGTTCAAAATCGTTTGATTTCAACATGTTCTGCAATTTGCCCAGGAAATCGTTCGTCTCCTTGAATGTCTCGATGAGAGATTTAAAAGTT